GGTAATAGCGACGGCAATGTAACACAAGAGCCTACAGACGCACGTTTCTTTGAATTTCCATTTAAAGAAGGTCAAGAAGAATTAGGTAAAGTTAGCATAAGCCTTTCAGAAGAAGAAGGCGTAGTTGTAATGTACAGTCAAGACATTGCAGAGAATGATGTATATAAAACATCATGGTATGATTTCTTAAAAGAACTACGTGTGTTTTCTAAGAAACGTATGCTCAACTTCAATACCAGAGATATAACTAAAAGTAATTTAGAAAAAAGAGACTACCAGTATCTAGCAAACCGCTCAGAGGACAGCAACATGACCGAATCAAAATTATACGGAACAAGCCGTGTAAGCTATCAGAACATTGATAATGCAAGACTTGTTATCAAGCACACCGAAGGAGTTAACCAAGAGTTAGCGTCAGGAAGAACTCAAAAGATTGGAAAGATCTACATTGAGAGCGCAGACGGTGAAAGATTCATGTATCCTTACAAACACCTAAGCGGTGCAAGAGCAATGGCTCGTCACGTAAGCGAAGGCGGCAAGCCATACGATGACTTTGGCAAACACATCACAGGACTAAGTGAAGAACTTGCTAAACTACGTAAATTTAAAACCTACATGGGACGTTCAGCAGTAATGGCAGAAAGCCTAAGCGAGTACATGGACGTGGTTAAAGAGCGCATTGCTACAGTTAAGAAAACAGTCGAGTCACTGCAAAAGCCAAACTACTACAAAGAAGCAGTTGAAGGCTTTGAAGCACCTATGCTAGAAGATGTACCAGAAGACGTTGCCGAAAACTGGGTAGATCAACTAACAATTAAGCAGTTTAATGAAGAACTAAAAGATGTATTTCCGTACATTTACAAACTAGTATCAGAGGCTACTAAAGCAGCAGAACTAGGCCCAGAAGATTTAATGGCAGAAGCTGACGATCCATGTTGGAAAGGCTACAAGCAAATCGGTATGAAGAAAAAAGGCGGCAAAGAAGTACCTAACTGTGTACCAGAAGAAGAAGAACTAGAAAAAGGCATCGAAGAAATGCTAGGTCAGTTTAGCGAAGCAGCAAGTGACTGTGACGAAACTTGTCCAAAGAGCTGCCCAGACTGTGGCGGCACAGGCGATCCTGAAAAGTACAAAGAGATGCAGAAAGAAGGCGAAGAAGAAACATTACAAACAGTTAAAGGTGAAATCTTATTTGTAGATAATAAAATGCCAGATGGTTCTATTGCTGCACACCTAGAAGATGGTACTACTGTAATGGTAAGCCCAGATGGCTCAATTGAAGTAACTGATTTAGATAGCACTGCTTCGCTTGACATTGAAAAAGATAAAGTTGATTTAGGCCATCCAGAAAGTGACGACACTAAGGCAGATGCAAAAGAAAAACAACTACCTCTAAGCGAGTTTATACTATCATACTTTGACCGTGAGTCAGGCCAGTTCCCTAAAGGCGAAACAGCAATACTAACAATGGTAGAAAAGGATTATGGCGAAGAGTTCATAGAACCCGCAAAGGCGTTTATAGAACAAGTAGGTAATCTAGTAGCAGAAATGCAAGGCTACAAAGAGGCAGAAGAAGACATGTCTGAACTGAATGATATCAGAAGACTGTCTGGATTCTAAGGCTAAATAAAGTTAGAGGGTAGAAATGCCCTCTAAAGTTTTTATTTCTTTTCTTTAAAAAAAGACTTGACTTTGTTTGTATCATAGCATATAATTAATACTGTGCTACAAACAATAAGGCACAACAGCACATAGGCATAACAATTAGGAGGCACTAACTATGGCATCATTAGCAGAAATCCGAGCAAAGCTCAAAGAACAAGAAAACCGTTCATCAGGTAACTCTAACCAATCAAGCGGTCCAAACCCAATTTACCCATTTTGGAATATGAAAGAAGGCGAAACAGCAACACTTCGTTTCCTTCCTGATGGCAATCCTGACAACACTTTCTTCTGGGCAGAACGTTTGATGATCAAACTTCCGTTCGCAGGTGTTAAAGGCGAAACAGATTCCCGTCCAGTACAAGTACAAGTTCCATGTATGGAAATGTATGGCGAAACTTGCCCTGTACTTTCAGAAGTACGTGGCTGGTTTAAAGATCCATCGCTAGAAGACATGGGTCGTAAGTACTGGAAAAAACGTTCTTACATTTTCCAAGGCTTTGTAACAGACAATCCGCTATCCGATGACGAAGCACCAGAAAACCCAATTCGTCGCTTTATTATCGGTCCACAAATCTTCAATATCATTAAACAGGCTCTTATGGATCCTGATATGGAAGAATTGCCAACAGATTACACAGCAGGTGTAGACTTCCGTCTTAACAAGAGTTCTAAAGGCGGCTATGCAGACTATTCTACTTCACAGTGGGCTCGTCGTGAGCGTCCACTAGGTGATGCAGAAATGAATGCAGTTAACACACACGGCTTGTTTGATCTAAACGACTTCCTACCTAAAAAGCCAGACGAGACGGCTGTAAAGGTTATTAAAGAAATGTTCGAAGCATCAGTAGACGGCGAAGCATATGATGCAGATCGTTGGTCACAGTACTTCCGTCCTGCAGGTATGGCAGCACGTACAGGTGATCCTACTGTAGCACCTAGTCCACAGGCTACTGCGGTAAGTCAGAGTGCTCCGGCACCTGCGGCAACACCAGTTGCAGAAGATACACCGCCATTTGATGCAGAACCTGCACAAGAAGCACCAGCAGCCAGCGGCAATGCACAAGACATTCTTGCAATGATCCGCGCACGTCAAAACGGTTAATAACAATACGCCCTGGACTGTCTCTATATAGTAGTCGGTCCAGGCTTTTGCTTTTTAGATTAGGAGAATAACATGAATATCAACGACAAACTTTCTAAAGTTGATGAATCCTTTACTGTATACATGTACGACAACGGCTTTATGTTTGAAGTCAGCGGACAGGACAGTAATGAAGATTGGGCTACTGCAAAGATTATGTGTACAAGCATGGAAGAAGTTGCAGAGCTTGCACAAGAAGTAGCAGAAATGGAGCGTACTTAATATGGCAAATAAAGCATTTGACCCTACGAAGTTTCGAACTTCATTAACAAAGTCCATTACAGGTATGAGTGCAGGATTTAACGATCCTACTGATTGGATCAGCACAGGTAACTACGCACTCAACTATCTTATTAGCGGCGACTTTCACAAAGGTGTTCCGCTAGGTAAGGTATCAGTATTTGCAGGCGAATCAGGCGCAGGCAAGTCATACATTGTGTCTGGTAATATTGTTAAGAGCGCACAAGAGCAAGGTATCTTTGTTGTATTGATTGACTCAGAGAACGCACTTGACGAAGCGTGGCTACAAGCACTTGATGTACAAACTACAGAAGATAAACTGCTAAAACTTAACATGGCAATGATCGATGACGTTGCTAAGACTGTTAGTACGTTTATGAAAGACTACAAAGCGATGCCAGAAGAAGATCGTCCTAAAGTATTGTTTGTAGTTGACTCACTAGGTATGCTTATGTCACCTACTGAACAGAATCAGTTCGAAGCAGGTGATATGAAAGGTGACATGGGTCGTAAGGCTAAGGCACTTAAAGCACTTGTAACTAACTGTGTAAACATGTTTGGTGCATACAACGTAGGTATGGTGGTTACTAACCACACTTATGCATCACAAGATATGTTTGATCCAGATGACAAGATTTCAGGTGGTTCAGGCTTCGTATATGCGTCTAGCATCGTTGTAGCAATGAAGAAACTGAAACTTAAAGAAGATGCCGACGGTAACAAAACAAGTGCAGTAAACGGCATTAGAGCAGCGTGTAAGGTAATGAAAACACGTTATGCTAAACCCTTTGAAGGCGTACAAGTTAAGATTCCATATGAAACAGGTATGGATCCTTACTCAGGTATCTTTGAGTTGTTTGAAGCAAAAGGTATGCTAGAAAAGCAAGGCAATCGCTACAAGTACATTACTAGCGAAGGCGAAGAAATTCTAGAATTCCGTAAGAATTGGACAGGTGATAAACTCGATATTGTAATGGCAGACTTTGCTAAAAAAGAAGCTACATTGGTAAATACCGATGAGGTTGACGAAGAAGCAACTGATGAACAAATCGAGGAAGCTACCAATAATGAATGAAGAACAAATTGCTGATATTTGGGTTCTTTTTAGAGAGTACGTTGACAAGAAACAAATAGACCTTGTTGCAGAAAAGTTTATCGATCTATTAGCAGACTATGGCGTAGACGATCCTGTGTTTAAGGATTGTCTAGGCATTGATAGTACGCTAGACAGTGCAATAACTTACTACTTGGATCTTGACAACATTGATAACGATTATGACGACGAAGAGGATTATTAATGGGTTGGTACAGCGAAGTATCTAGAGATATTTCTAAAATCCCAGAAGCAATACAATACTTTGAAACAGAATTACAAGCTGCTCGTCAAGAGTGTAAACTTGTAGGCAATGTCGAAAAGAGCGCGGCTGCTATGCCTGGTATTGTTGAATATCGTTTTAATCAGCTTCAAGAAGTTGAAGCAATTCTTAACTACTTAAACATCGAGCTGCGCAGATTGCGTAGCTCGTACTTTAAGAAATATCTTGAAAACTATCAGCGAGCTCTGTCAAGTCGTGACGTTGAAAAATACGTTGACGGTGAGGCAGACGTTGTTGACTACGAAAAGATTATCAACGAATTTGCTCTTATGCGTAACAAGTGGTTAGGTGTTCTAAAAGCACTTGACCAAAAGCAATGGCAAATTACAAATGTCGTTAAGCTCAGAGTTGCTGGTATGGAAGATGCAACTCTGTAAATAAACTTTAAGTAGGAGACATTTATGATAAACTTTAATTCTGGATTTAACTCAATATCTCCAGAGACAAAAGAAAAAATAGTTAAAAGTATTTTAGAAGATAATATTTTTGAAATAGGCCACCGTTCTTTAGAATTTAAAGAAATAGTAACATCGTTAGCAAGAACATTTAGAGATTATCTAAATGTTCCTGACGATTATCATATATTATTTTTTCAAGGCGGTAGCTCATTACAGTTCCATACAATTAATCAATTTGGTAAAGGCGCATACATTACTACAGGTTATTGGGGCAATAAAGTTTTTAAACATGCAAAAGATGGTGTAGAAATTTGGAACAATGACAAAGTTCCAGACATATCAGAATTAGAGATCCCGCCGGACGTTGACTTTATACATTATTGTTCTAATGAAACTGTTTCTGGTTTGCAATTTCCTGAATATCAAAAATTTAATAAACCAGTTATAGTTGATTGTTCCTCTGATCTATTAACAAGGGATATTAATTGGAATAACGTCGACATGGTGTATGCACATTCTCAAAAGAATGTAGGAACAGTAGGCGTTACAGTAGTAATAATTAAAGACGACTTAATACAAACAGAACCAGATGATACTCCTGATATATTAAGTTATAAAGTTAATCTTAAACATAACTCGATTTATAACACTGCTCCAGTATTTAACTTAAATGTAACACTAATAGCAATGATAGATCTTATAGAGAAATTTACAAATGTTTCTAATATAACAGACAAGTATGTAGACTTTTCTAATAAAGTTTACAACTGTATAGATAATAGTTGTTTATTTTACAACGATATAAAAAATAGGTCAAAATCTACTATAACATTTTTTGTTAAGCCAGACGCAGGCGTATCTGAAGATGATGTTCACGAGTACCTTCTTAAATCAAATATGGTAGGCGTTAAAGGGCATCGATCAATCGGAGGATTTAGACTTTCTATCACTCCTGCATTATTAAATGACGACACACTTGATCTAATTATAAAAACACTTTCAGTTGAGTCAATATTATGATAGCAGATGTACCTATACATACAATTGAAGGAAACGATATAGTTTATAGTTCTGAAATAGATTTTTTAGGAAGTAAAGAGACTCTTTACTTTAGAGTAGATAAAAAATATAAAAACATGCTAAGTCTGTTATCAGATCCTATTTTAATAGCTATGCTTATACCTTGTATGGCAGAACCAGTTGACTTAACTATTAAAGGAAAAGTAAGTAAGGAACTATATAATAATTTAGATAAAATACAAGATATATTATGCACAGTTATTCCTCGTTTAACTAAAATTAACGTTTATGCTGACGAAATTGTTGACCAAAAAATTCTAAAAAAAGACAAAGCAGTATTAGCAGGATTTAGTGCAGGTGTAGATGCGTTTATAACGTTTCAAGATTATTATCTAAACCCGAAGTACGATACAAAAGTTACCCACTTTTTGTTTAATAATCTTACTTACGGCAAAACTAGAGTTGATATAAAGCTAAGAAATATAAAAAAGTTACAATCTAAATATAAATTTAATCTAATAGAAACATGGACTAACTTGCATTCTTTTTATAGAAAAGGAAAAAAGATAGGTTTCGAGCAAACTCATACTATGAGGAATGCTGCAATACCTCATTTTTTAGGACAAAACACTGAGTTTTTGTATTCGTCTACTTTTCATGAAGATATGATAACAATTAAACGTTCAGACGATTTATCAGTTGTAGATGATATACTATTACCAATACTATCTACAAAAAGAGTCAAATGTAAAGCAGTAGGTAGCGAATATACAAGATTACAAAAGACCTTAATGTTAGTAGACATAGAAGATTCTTATGAGCACTTAGATACATGTATCGGCAAACGAGAAACTAAATTTATTAATTGCGGAAAATGCAGGAAATGCACAAGAGCACTATTAACTTTTGAATTAGTTAATAAGAAGAATAAATTTAAAAAAGTATTTAATATTGACGCATGGAACAATGTTAGATCTAGCTATTTAAAAGAGTTGCCAACTCGTACTCAGTTAAATGATCACGAATTATACCTACATATTAAGAATAACTTTAAGGAATTGTTAGGATGACCCCAGAAGACGTATTTGTAAATTACAACGATTACTATAAATTGTTAGAAGAGTCTAAGAATCGAGAACGACATAAAGAAACTACAACGCTAAAAACTAAAAACGGAACAAATATTGTTGCACGTCATAATATTTACGATGTTAAAATTATTAAAGAACAATTTGTTGATTTACAATATTTTCCTGACATTTACGAAGAAGGATTTAGTCCAAAAGTTGTCTTAGACATCGGCGGATATATAGGAGACTTAACATTATATTGTGCAAGCGAGTTTGGTGCTAAAGTGCATTGCTACGAGCCTACTCCTCAAAACTTTAAAATGGTAAAGAAAAATCTAAAAGCTAATTCGCATCTACAAAAACAAATAACAGTGTTTAATAAAGGAGTATCAGGAACAGACCGATATATAAATTTAGATGTTCAAGATATACACGGAGAAATTCATGCATCCTCTCATAGGAAATATAAATCTGATGTTGAAACTATTTCAGTGCCATGTGTGTCACTAGAAGAAGCTGTTCAAGAAGTTAACGAACCTTTAATTGATTTAGTTAAAATAGATTGCGAAGGACAGGAGTTTTCTATTCTAGGAGAAGCAAACTTAGAAGAGTTGTCTAAGAAAATTAAATATCTAGTTTTTGAACATCATAGTTTTGTTGACAATTATAAAAATAAAATAGAATCTTTATTGGCAAATTTAGAAGAACAATTTGTTATTCTAAAAAAATCTAAAAAGTTATGCTATCTAAAGAGTAAACATCATTGATATACGAAGTCCATCGCAAAGCAAAAAATAATGTAGGCGACTATTTTTGTAATCCTAGTCGATACTTTAACTTTCCTGAAGTAATATCAGGAGAACTAATGTCGAATGAATTTCCAATCAGAAACCAAACCCTTATAATAGGGGGCGGTGGCCTAATACATAAAAAATTTAATCAACAAATTGAAATGCTAATTAAAAAGAAACCAAAGAACACAGTATTGTGGGGGATTGGACACAATTTTGGTAGAAAAGCAATTTCAAAAGGAATCAACTATTATCCCGAGTACTTGAAGCAATGTCAATTAGTAGGAATAAGAGATTGGATAGATGGTTATCATAAAACTTATCTTCCATGTGTAAGTTGTATGCATTCTGCGTTTGATAACACCTATGATGTTAAACACGACATAGTGTATTTTACTCATGCAGCTAAAACAAAGTACAACGGCAAAGATGACGAAACCCACATGAACAATGGCACTATTGACTTTAATAGAGTTATTAAATTTTTAGGAAGTGCTAATACTGTAGTAACTGATAGTTATCACGGGGCATATTGGGCACAATTGCTTGGAAAAAACGTCCAAGTAGTTAATTGGAGCGTTAAATTTAATCACATGAAACATCCGCCTGTAATTTTAGATTCTATAAATTCTAAAATAAAATCTTACAATAATGCTATCCCTAACTTTTTAGATGAGTGCCGAGAACTTAACACTGCATTTTACCAGAAGTTTTTAAACCTAGTATAAGCAGTTTATAAATATCTACATGAACATTGTATTAGTCACTGGAGGCTTTGATCCTCTCCACTCAGGACATATTGCCTATTTTAAAGCAGCAAAAGAATTAGGCGACCGCTTAATAGTAGGCGTTAATAGTGATGCTTGGCTCGAACGCAAAAAAGGTCGAGCCTTCATGCCTTTCGAAGAACGCTGCGCTATTATCAAAGAACTTGCCTGTGTAGATCATGTAGTAGGATTTGACGATAGTGACGGAACTGCAAAAGACTTTATTGAAACACAATGTTGGCACTACGAAGAAGATGAAGTAATCTTCGCAAATGGCGGAGATAGAACAAGCGATAATATTCCAGAAATGGAAGTAGTTGCAGAAAACTTATCATTTGCTTTCGGCGTTGGCGGCGAAGACAAGAAAAATTCGAGCAGTTGGATCCTCAAAGAATGGAGTCAACCTACTACAGAACGTGCCTGGGGCAGATATACTATACTCGACAAAGGCGACGGTTGGCAAGTTAAACAACTTGAATTTGCAGTAGGCAAAGCGTTAAGCGATCAACGTCATTTTAAACGTTCCGAACATTGGCACATTGTCGAAGGACTTATAAGAATGACTCTTGAATTTCCAAACG